TCTGATATTATAGAATACTCACCTACAAAAGAAGCGTTTATACAATCAGTAGGCGCGCATAATGTTGCTACGTTAGAAGAATTACAACACTTACACTTATATGACTTTGGTATATTTATAGAGCTAACTCCTGACGAAGAAGAAAAGGCTTTATTAGAAAACAATATACAAGTAGCTTTAGCACAACAAAATATAGAACTTGAAGATGCTATTGATATTAGAGAAATAAGAAGTTTGAAACTTGCAAACCAATTACTAAAAGTAAGAAGAAAAGATAAAATAGCAAGAGATCAAAAAATGCAGCAAGAGAACATACAGGTGCAAGCGATGGCTAACGCACAAGCACAGCAAATGGCAGCACAAACAGAAATGCAAAAAAACCAAGCTATTACAGAGTCAAAATCTCAATTAGCTCAAGTAGAAGCTCAATTAGAAATGCAGAAAATGCAAGCTGAAGGAGAATTAAAAATGGCTTTAATGCAAAAAGAGTTTGAGTATAATATGCAGTTAAGGCAAGTAGACTCAGATTCTTTAAAACGTAAAGATAAAGAAAAAGAAGATCGTAAAGATCAAAGAACAAGGATTCAAGCAACACAACAGTCTGAGCTTATAGATCAGAGAAAAAATGAAAAACCACCTAAAAACTTTGAGTCAGCAGGTAATGATATAATGGGAGGTGGATTTGGATTAGGTATGTTTGAACCTAAGTAAACAATTTTATTAATTATATAATATTTTATTATGGCAAAGAAAAAAGAAACCGCAACTGAAGAAGTTGTAGAACAAAAACAAGATGACAATGTAACAAAAGTTGACCTTGGTAATATTGAAAACAAACAAGATGACAATATAACTAAAGTTAATTTAGATAAAAAACCAGAAGATGAAACCAAAGAAGAAGTTGTTGAAAACAATACTGACGACGGAGGAGTGGTTGAGCTCGTTAAAGATGCCGAGCCCGTACAAAAACAAGAAGAAGTACAACCGGAAGCAGAAACACAAGAAACACCAATTGTAGAAGAAATAACTGAAGAAGAAGTAAAAGAACAAGTTGAAGATTTAGCTGAACAAGCTGAAGAAGCTATAACTAAATCTATGGAAACTGGAAAAGCATTACCAGAAAACATACAGAAACTTGTTGATTTTATGGAAGACACTGGTGGTAGTTTAGAAGATTATGTAAAGTTAAACAAAGATTATTCTGAACTAGACAACTTATCTTTACTAAAAGAATATTACAAACAAACTAAACCTCATTTAAACGAAGAAGAAATAGATTTTATGATGGACGACTATTTTTCTTACGATGAAGAAGTTGATGAGGACAAAGATGTTAGAAGAAAAAAATTAGCTTTGAAGGAGCAAGTTGCTCAAGCAAAGCAACACCTGGACGGTGCAAAGTCCAAATATTATGAAGAAATTAAAGCTGGAAGCAAATTAACTACAGAACAGCAAAAGGCTATTGATTTTTTCAACAGATACAACAAGGAGTCAAAAGAACAAGAAGAAGTTGTAGAAAAACAAACTCGTACTTTTTTAAATAAAACTAATCAATTATTTAACAAAAATTTCAAAGGTTTTGAATATAATGTTGGAGACAAAAGGTTTAGATATAATATAAAAAATACGAACAATGTTAAAGAAACTCAAAGCGACATTAATAATTTTGTCAAGAAGTTCTTGAATAAAAATAACGAAATGGAAGACGCTGCAGGTTATCATAAATCTTTGTATACAGCTATGAATCCTGATGCTATCGCTAAACATTTTTACGAGCAAGGTAGAGCTGACGCTTTAAAAGACAGCATTGCCAAATCTAAAAATGTTAATATGGATCCGCGTCAACAACACTCTGGTGTTATTGAAGCTGGTGGCATGAAAGTGAAAGTATTAGGTGATAATTCTAATGACTTCAAGTTTAGAATTAAAAGTAAAAAATAACAATTTAAAAATTAAAAATTATGGCAATTAATGCAGGAACTAATTTGAATAGTGTTCCAAGTTCACAGCAACAAACACTATCTACAAATTATGTTGATTTTACGAGCTCTGACACAAAAGGTTGGGCTCAACAATATCTACCTGAGTTAATGGAAAAAGAAGCAGAGGTTTTTGGACCTCGTACAATTTCTGGTTTCCTTGCTCAAGTAGGTGCAGAAGAAGCAATGACTTCTGACAGAGTTATATGGTCTGAGCAATCAAGACTTCATATCTCTTTAAAAGGTACTATTGATCAAGATGGTAATGTATCTTCTACAGGTACTAAAGGTAAATTTACAGTAGTATCTGATATTGATGGAAACGTTGTAGCAGATGGATTTGGTACTACAAATCCAGGTGACTTACACGGTGTTAGAAACCACGACCTTGTTTTACTTTCAACTCCAGGAGTTGTTGTTAGAGCTCTAGTTGTGGCTGTTGATGGTAACACTATTGGTCTTAGAGCTTACAACGCTGATACTTTAGCTGCTTTATCTGAAACAGCTGGTGCATGTACTTTATTAGTTATCGGTTCTGAGTTTAAGAAAGGTGACAACTATGATGGTTCAACTACAAGAGGTGCTAACGAGCCTAGTTTCAAAACTTTTACTAACAAGCCAATTATCATGAAAGATTACTACGAAGTATCAGGTTCTGACGCTGGTAGAATCGGTTGGGTTGAAGTTTCTTCTGAAGGTGGAGCTTCTGGGTACTTATGGTACTTAAAAGCTGAAGCTGACACTAGAGCTAGATTTAATGATTACTTAGAAATGGCAATGCTTGAATCTATTCCAGGTTCTAACTCAACTAATGTTGACGGTGAATTAGGTTTATCTCCAGAGGGAGATGCTGGTACTGAAGGTTTATTCCACGCTATCGAAGACAGAGGTAACGTTACTACTGGTGTTACTGGTGTTAACGCTGCTACTGATTTAGCTGAGTTTGACGCTATATTAGCTGAGTTTGATTCTCAAGGAGCTATTGAAGAAAACATGATGTTTGTTAACAGATCAACTAGTTTAGCTATTGATGATATGTTAGCTTCAATGAACTCTTACGGAGCTGGTGGTACTTCTTATGGAGTATTCAACAACTCTGAAGACATGGCACTAAATTTAGGTTTCTCTGGATTCAGAAGAGGTTCTTACGACTTCTACAAGTCTGACTTTAGATACTTAAACGACAAAGCTACTAGAGGTGGTATTAACGCTACTGCAGGATCTGAAGCTTTAAGAGGTGTTATAATTCCAGCTGGATCTTCTTCAGTTTATGACCAAACTGTTGGGGCTGCTGTTAGACGTCCTTTCTTACATGTTAGATATAGAGCTTCACAAACTGATGACCGAAGAATGAAGACTTGGGTTACTGGTTCTGTTGGCGCTGCTACATCTGCTTTAGATGTTATGCAAATCCACATGTTAACTGAAAGATGTTTAGTTACTCAAGGTGCTAATAACTTTATGTTAATGAAGTAAACTATTCATATTAAAAGACCGGGGCTTCGGCCTCGGCCTTTTATTTTATTAATTTTATTATATATTATATTATGGCAAAAAAACAAGAAACAAAAAAAGAGGTAGAGGTACCTGTAGTTGAAACACCAGTTGTTGAAACTCCAAAACCTAAAAAAGTTGAACCTAAGAAGCCTGAGTGGGAAATAAAAGATAGAGTTTATTACTTGACAAATAAACGTAGACCTTTATCTTACATGGTAAGATCTGCTGGTATATACTATTTTGACGAAGAAAAAGGTTATGAAAGAGAATTAAAATATTGTGAAAATCAAAAAACACCTTTTGTTGACGAAATGGTTGGTGATCAAAGATTAGCTCATATTATATTTAGAAACGGTGCTCTTCATGTGCCTAGAAACAAACAAACTTTACAAAAACTTATGTCTTTGTACCACCCACAAAAAGATATGCTTTTTAGTGAGTGGAAACCAGAGGTAGAAGCAGCTGATGATTTAGAAACATTAGAATTAGAGTTAGAAGCTTTAAATATAGCTAAATCAGTAGATATAGATATGGCTGAAGCTATCATGAGGGTAGAGTACGGTTCTAAAGTGTCTAAGATGAGTTCTAAGGAGCTTAAAAGAGATTTGTTATTATATGCTAAAAACAATCCTGTTTTATTTTTAGAACTAGCTTCTGATGACAATGTTCAACTTAGAAACTTTGGTATAAAAGCTGTTGAGTTGGGTATACTTAAATTATCTGACGATCAAAGAAACTTTTTATGGGCTTCAAATGATAGAAAGTTAATGACAGTACCATTTGACGAGCATCCATACACTGCTTTAGCGCATTGGTTTAAAACTGATGAAGGTATGGAAATAT